GATAAACTAACCGTAATTGGTGGTGCATCTAACCAGTTAGAATCAGTATTCTCTGGTCCTGTTACCTTCCAGAAGAAAGTAACATCATCAGATGAGATACAGTCACTTAAGTACACTTACTCTAATACAGATGGTACAGTTCTTAAACAGACCTTCCTAGCAGAAGAACTTAATGGACTACCAGACCTACAGTCAGGGTTAGCTTTTAACAATGGTGACATTTGTTATAACATTGACTGGGCACCTGGTCAATCACTCGGATGGGTGTATGATACTGGTGTATGGTACAAGATTGGATTGAGTGATACTACACCTATTACATCTAACAGATACAGTGGTGTAACACATTATGGTATTGGTATGTCACCTGACGCATCCAACAGGATGAAGATTGGTGGTAACACTTATATTTCTGGTGACTTGGATGTTACTGGTAAATATGGTTGTGCAGATAAATACTCTTTAGCAACTGGTATTGCAAATAGCAATAATGGTGTTACCTATTCTGGTAATGGTGCAACTCAGACGTTTAATATTTCGCCTGGACACACTGCTTACTCACTTTTAGTATTTCTAAATGGTGTTGCTCAAGTTCCTGGTGTAGATTATACAGTCACAGGTAATGCTGTTGACTTTAGTATATCTTCTCCACCTGCAACTGGTGACACGATTCAGATTCGTGAACTTGTTATCTAAGTTTCACCGTAGGGAATTATGTCAACAAAGATTATTGGAAACCAGATTGATGCTGCAACTAGAGCGATTGTTACTGCTCTAACAGTTACAGAGCAACTTAATCTGCCAGAACTTAACCAAGCATCAGTTAATGCACTTGGTACTCCTGCCTATGGAACGTTAGTTTATAACTCTACAGAAGACGAAGCACAGATATGGAAACAAGATGTATCAGGTGCACCTGGTTGGGATAGTGTCGGTGGTGGTGGTCCGTCAATTGGTGAGAAATCTATCATCAGGACAAATGGAACTACAATATCAGAAAACTTAACGATAGGTCCAACAGCTAACGGTGGTGTAGAATTTACAAACGGTTTCACTGCTGCTCCTATTACTATTGCAAACGGTTACACTGTTACTATTGAGAATGGTGCAACATGGACAATTATTGGTCCTGACGAGAACATTGCAGCATACAGATACTTTAATAACGTTGGTGTCAATGAACACCTAAGAATGGTTCCAGGTTCTACACTTGAGTTTGGACAAACAAAAGAGAATTTCGTAGCATTTGGTAAGGGTGGTAGTGTAACTGTAGATCACAGTCAAGCAACAATTTTTATTACTACTAACCCTTCAGGTTATAATGGTAACTTTACCATTAACTTTAACAACGTACCTGAGGTTGGTGGTTTCGTATATACTGCACAGGTATTTGTTCAGCAAACGAATGGTAGTGGTCATATTAACAATGTCCAAATAAATGGTTCATCAGCTGATATATACTACGCATCAGCACCTGGATCAAGTAGTGGTTGGGATATGGTCAACTACTTCTTCTTTGTTGATGGAGAAAGTTGGAAAGTATTTGGTAACAACGTAGCATATAGTTAAGATTATGCCTATAGGAGCAAATAAAATTCTAAGTCAAGCAGGTGGTGGTGCTGGTGGAGGCAGTCGTGCTAGTAGAGAAACAGTCTATGATGAAGGTAATGATTGTAGACCATATCTAAGCAACTGGAATCGCTCAGAAAATTCCCAGATGTATGCTCGACCTAATTTTCCTAGCTATGGTTATTGGCATGGTTGGGGTGGATCAGCACGAACATATACTCTAAACAAAGCTAGTCTCCCATCACATCAATACCTATGTTATGACTGTATTATCCATCATGTAGACTCATGGGATAATGAGTATCAATATATTAATATTGATGGTGTAAGATTTAGTAGTTGGAGAAAGCAGTGGAATGAGGATAGATTAAGAGAATTGGTAGGAGATCATAATGCATCAGCCACTGGTGGTGCAGTCCTACTTACAAGATGTGATAATGATTATAGTTATGAACCATGGAACGGTTCTAATGATGGCACTATGTGTTATCTAAGATTTTCTTCTGGATGGATTCCCCACACAGCATCTAGTGTAAGTGTAGATCATTATACAGGTCTTGACCAAGGTAGAGGAGACGAAGCATATTATATTTCTCATGCTCGTATTAGAGTAGTTAATGCTGGAGAATTAAATTTCGGTAATGGATCTGGTCCAAGTTCCGCTATGGAATCTGGGCATTTTGGTGTAGCTACTGGTGCTATTGCCCAAAGTGGTATATATTGGATACAGTCTCACTCAATGCCTAGTCCACTTCAGATGTATGTTGATACTACTGAAGATGGTGGTGGGTATGATTTCTATCCCATGAATGGTGGTGGTAGAAATATTAATTACCATGGTCAATACCATAGTGGTGCTGACTTAGGACTTGATATGTTCTATGGTAGATCCAAATATGCATGGAGAGCAGCAGCAAACTATGCAACTCAAGTTAATGGTGGCAACTGGCCAAACTTCTTTACTGGTTGCGGTGATGTCTATAAGACTGGTGGCGGGGGCAACTATACTGGAAGGATAATGAGATCTGCTGATTATGGTGGTAACAATGTTGGGTCATGGAGAGTTACAGACGGTGGTAAATGGTGGTTAAGAGACAATACACATTCAGAACCCAACGGGGATTACTCTGCTGACGGGTATCTAAATATGTACGGAGGTTCTCGTAACAACCTTAAGAACTTATCCAACATCGGATTTAACGATGGTGGTGCATACTCTATAGGTAACTATTATCTCCTATCGACTAATCAACATAATTTCTAAACTATGGATTTTGAGATTGAGGAATTCTTTCCCAAGTTTATTGGGAAGTATCCCTATGGCGGTGACCAACAGGTCATAAAAGATGTATGTGATCGTGTCCTAGAGGAAATTCCTAAAGGACATGAAGAGTGGAATGATAATGTTGCTGAAGAGCATCTACATCATTACTTTAATATATCTAATAGTAGTCTATTAAGATTTGATGATCGATTAAATGATTTTGAGCAATTTCTTATAGATGCTTCTACTCATTTCTTCACAGAGATACTTGAGTATGATCTGAATGAATCAAATATGCTTATTACTGATTGTTGGATGAACATGTGCGATAAAGAGCACACTTGGCAGATCAAACACAATCACAATAACTGTATGATAGTTGGTACATATTTTGTCGATTTTGATGAAAAAATACATGCACCATTAGATTTTTATAGAAATACATACAAGGACGCTGTTCCTAGTCTGTCGCAAATGCGTCAACCACGCATAGCAAACGAAGGTAATAAATATACAAAGGAAGTTCATCAATCCTCACCCAAAGAGGGCACGTTATTCATTTGGAATGCTGAGATGCTACATGGATATGAAGCCATATATAATCTATGGAGAGGTAGAAGAACTATTAGTATGAATTTTTTGCCTGAAATTCTTGATAACGGTAAGTACGCTTTTAGGGTAGAACCGTTACAGCATATAAGTCCAACTCAGCTAAATAGAAGAAAAGAACTAGATAATAACCAATGACTCGTTTAAATGTCGCACAAGTTAAGGATCTATCCAACCAAGGCGGTATGTCGTTCTCTGGTGGTGCGATTACTGCTAATGGCACGTTAACCGTGTCTAAGTTGGTTATCAACGGAACTATTAGTGGATCCTCAGGGTATATAATTCCCTCACAAAGTGGTCAAGCAGGTAGTTTCCTCTCGACTAATGGATCAACAATATCATGGACTGGCGTATCAGGTGGTGGTGGAGCACCAACAGGTATATCGGTCTATAACTCAAGTACTACTTGGAATAAACCAAGTGGTGTAAGACGTATATGGGTTAAATGTACTGCTGGTGGTGGAGGTGGTTCAGGTTACGGTGAATCTGGAGCTGCTGGTGGTCATACAGAAACCTTCGTTGATGTAAGTAACATTAACTCTATCTCTGTATCAGTTGGAGGTGGAGGAAGTGGAACCAATTATTCAGGTCGTGCTGGTAATGGTGGAACATCTTCTTTCGGTAACTACTGTTCATCAGGTGGTGGTCAAGGTGCAAATAGAAACCAACAGCATGATGGTGCTTTAGGTGGTAACCCCAATCAAGGTTCAGTTAGAATCTATGGTGGTTCATCTCAAGGACATAGAAACCCACCAGGTTTAGGTCATGGTGGTTGTTCATTCTGGGGTGGTGCATCACCAACAACCCATAGAAGACAACAGTGGGCACAAAGATATCGTGGTCATGCTGCATACGGTGCAGGTGGTTCTTCAGGTAGAAACCCTGAAAGGGGTGGTGATGGTCGTCAGGGCATCATAGTTGTCTACGAATTTAACTGATATAAATAACAAAGAAGGAGACAGAGTAATCAATGAGTACCCTCAAAGTATCGGCAATTAGAGACCTATCTGGTTCTGGTGGTTTAGACCTCAGTTCGGGATCAATCACAGTGAATGGTACTCTAACCGTATCCAACATCAATATTAATGGAACCATTGGAGGTTCATCATCACAGGTTATACCATCAGTATCGGGTCAGTCTGGTAAGTTCCTTACTACCAACGGATCTTCGATGTCATGGGGTACAATCACAGCAGGTGGTGGTCCAAAATCAATCAGTGTATATAACTCAAGTTCCACATGGAATAAACCCAGTGGAATTAAGCGTATATGGGTTAAATGTACTGGTGCTGGTGGCGGTGGATCAGGTTATGGTGAATCTGGATCCGCAGGTGCACATACTGAAAGTATTGTTAATGTAGAAAACATTAACTCCATCTCTGTCTCCGTTGGTGGAGGAGGTGGTGGTACTAACTATTCTGGTTACTCTGGAAATGGTGGTACTTCATCCTTTGGTAACTATTGTTCATCAGGTGGTGGACAAGGTGCTAACAGGAACCAACAGCATGAAGGATCATTGGGTGGTAACCCTAACCAAGGTTCTGTTAGAATCTATGGTGGTTCAGGTCAGGGACATAGGAACCCACCAGGTCTAGGACATGGTGGATCTAGTTTCTGGGGAGGTTCATCTCCTACTACTCATAGGAACCAACAGTGGGCTCAGCGTTACAGAAACCATGCTGCATACGGTGCAGGTGGATCCTCTGGTAAGAACGGTGAGAGAGGTGGCGATGGTCGCCAGGGTATTATTGTAGTTTACGAATTCGATTAAAATGAAAAGTTGTTTAGTTAGATCAGACGGTTTTATCACCGATATCTGTAACAAAGGCGAAGAGTTCGAAGTCTACACTGGTCCAGGATCTTCACTTAAATGGGTTGATGCACCTGACGAAGTAGATATCGAATGGAGATTAATGTTGGGGGAATGGATCCCTAACTTTGTCTACACTGACCCTCTTAATGCAAAAGTTATTGCCTATGGTCCTGAAGGATCTCAGTTAGGTAAAATCTGGAAAGATATAGATGCAGGTCTTTTTGGCGAGAATGCAAAGAAAGGACAGTTCTATGCTCACATTAAAAATGTAAAGGACACTGCAAAACCTATTACATGGAAAGAGGTAGAAATACCTGATCCAAATGATCCTAGTAAAACTACTAAGGAAAGAGTGTCAGACGAACCAGATCAACCATTCCCACATGATGACAACATGCCAGCATGGAATACTCCAGAGGAAATGGACATAGGTGTTCGTAGAGAATTTAAACTCGCTGAGTTTGCTGATCGTGGTGATACAGCTCCTGCTGCAGACCAAGTATCTGCACAACCTGTAACTTCAGCACCAGTGACAGAAGCAGTGGATACTAATCCAGATTTAGGAACTCCACCAACATCACACGCACCCGATCTTGATGATCGTATAACTACTGATAACCCTCAGTAAACTTATTACTTTATTATGAAAATTCGTAATGTCCTCATTGTTGGGGGTGGAACTGCTGGTTGGATGACTGCTGCAGCACTCCTAAAATTATGCCCACACATTAAAACCTCGTTGATCGAGAGTCCCGACGTACCCACCAGTGGTGTCGGTGAATCTACTCTCGGACAGATCAACGAGTTTTTTAAGTTATTGGACCTTAAGGATGAACAGTGGATGAAAGACACTGGTGCTACCTATAAGGTAAACATACGATTTAATGACTTCTATCAACCAGGTGAGACATGGGACTATCCATTTGGTAGTTCTGAGAGAGTATTAAAGACATTATCACATGGGTGGATGTCATGGTTTGTATTAAATCAAACGAGACCAGAGAAGTATCACAGGGGCACATTTGCTGAGTGTTTTAATAGTGTAGGTGCGTTAGCTAAGTATAATAAGTTAAGTGATGATGATAAGTGGTGGAACCCATGGGTAGACAGTGCATATCATTTCGATGCAATTAAGTTTGGTCATTGGTTAAAGGATAACTACTGCATACCTAGAGGATTAGAATATCATACGGGCAATGTGGGCAGATTTGCCCAAGATGCCCGTGGATATATCACTAAAGCATATACTGATGATGGTAGAGAGTTTGAGGCAGATTTATATGTAGATTGTACAGGGTTTAAGTCTCTATTATTAGAGCAGACATGTGGATCTAAATTTATTAGCTACCACCATAACGATGGAGGTGCACTACTAAATGACACTGCTGTAGCGTGTCATATGCCCCACTCAGACCCATCTAAAGAGATAACCAACAGTACTAACTGTACTGCTATAGACAATGGGTGGGTATGGGATGTACCCTTGTGGGATAGATCAGGTGTAGGGTATGTGTACTCAAAAGATTTTGCAGATAAACCAGAGGAAGAACTATATAATTATTTGGTACGGACAAGAGGGAAGGAGAGAGCAGACAAAGCATCCATGAGAACTATTCCATTTAGAAATGGAAAGCATGAGAAGTCATGGGTTAAGAATGTATGTGCTATTGGTCTCTCTAATTGTTTCGTGGAACCATTAGAAGCAACAGGTCTAGTAACCACACATGAACAGATCACTAGACTATGTACAACACTATCAAGTAGAGAAGGATATACTAATAGAGCAGAAATAGATATGATGAATCTAGTTGCAGACCTAGAGATAGATGGTTTTATGACATTTATATCTGCTCACTATGCTTTCAGTAGAAGAGAAGGTAAGTATTGGCAGACAGTATCAGATGATATATCATATCCCTTTGATGAAGGTGGATTGGATAACCTATTTGTCAAATACTCAGCAGAGAAGCATGTATCGTATGAGTGGATCGGGGATCCAGCACACAATGATGGTGTGAGGTACATAGCAGCAGGAATGGGATTTAATCCTATTTGTGAGCATACCTTATTGCTTAAACGTCTGATGAATGACCTGACTGAGGACTATGATGAATGGTACCTCAACGATTCTGATGACACATTTGACGATTGGAGGAAGACCATGTATGATTGGACAAAGAACATGGATTCGTCATACGAATACACAAGAAAGAAGATCTATGAAGGTTAAGGACGTAGTTATCGTTGGAGGTGGCAGTGCTGGTTGGATGACTGCTGCTGCATTGGATGTCTTGTGTCCTCATGTCAACGTGACTCTTATTGAGGATCCAAATCAAGGTGTCATAGGTGTTGGTGAGTCCACACTACAGCAGATCCGTAAGTTTATAGGACTGCTAGGACTTAAAGACTCTGACTGGATGAAGGACATAGGTGCAACATATAAGACTGCTATTAGTTTTAATGACTTCTGGAAGAAGGGTGAGAGTTGGATGTATCCATTTGGATTAGTTAATATGATGGAGAGTAAAGTTCCATGGATGGCATGGTTCGTACTCAATGCAACCAAACCAGAGAAATATACTAATGATACATTTGCTACTACATTTAATCCTGTAGCACACTTCACCAAATATAATAAACTAACATATGATACTACCTACTGGACACCATGGACTGATACTGCATACCATATAGATGCTATTAAGTTTGGACAGTGGTTAAAGAATAATGTATGTAAGAGAGTAAAACATATTAAGGGTGTAGTTAGTGGTTGGCAACAGAAACCAAATGGTGATATCGAGTCAATAATATATGGAGGTAAGAGATTATCTGCTGATCTATTTGTAGATTGTAGTGGGTTTAAGTCATTACTATTGGGTGATGCAATGGGTGTGGAGTTCGAGTCATTCCTTTATGGTGAAGGTGGTTGTCTATTAAATGACAAAGCAATATCTATTTCAGTACCACATGAGGATCCATCAAAAGAGGTTACTAACACAACTAACTGCACAGCATTAAATAATGGATGGGTGTGGGATGTACCATTGTGGGAACGTGGTGGACTAGGGTATGTGTACTCCAGTAAATTTATTACAGAGGATCAGGCACAAGTAGAGTTGTATGACTATTTGGTACGCTCTAGGGGCAAGGAGAGGGCAGACGCAGTGACATATAAAAGCATACCAATTAAGACTGGTAAGCATAAGAAATCATTTGTTGGTAATGTTATCGGTATAGGTTTATCTAATAATTTCTTGGAACCATTAGAGTCTACTGGGATCCTAGTTCTACATGAACAGGTGATTAGATTGTGTAATGCACTATCAGGACGCAATGGGTTCATACCTAAGGTAGAGAAGGAAATGATTAACCAGATATCAGACTATGAAATTGAGGGTCAGAAGAATTTCGTTGCTGCTCACTATGCTTTCTCTGAACGTGAGGAACCATACTGGCAGACTGCATCAGATGTCATAGACTATGACTTTAGCGGTGGTGCTGACAACTATTTCCTACGTCATGCGTCACATAAGTACATAAACTTTGACTTTGTATCACCCATGGGTAGTATAGAGTATAATGATGGACCTAGATATTGTGCAGCAGGTATGGGTTTTAACCCTATAAATAAAGTGACACTACCTTTATCAAGGATGTGTAATGAAATCTTACCTGAGGAGGATGATGAAGCATTATCCAAGGCAGAGGACATCATTGACAAGTGGCATGAAGACATGCTATCATATTGTGAGACTTTACCCTCGTCTTACGAGTTCTTAAAACAAACCATTTATAAGGAATAGAAATGACAGAAGACTTAAAGAAGGTGGAAAACCTTGAGGATGCACATGTAGAGGGAATCAGTCCTGCTGGTGCACCAACCAATCTCGATCCAAATAATATCAATCAAGACCTAGAGGACTTAGGATTGCCTGAGTTGCCACCAGAGGTGATAGAAGAGGTGCAGTCTGCATATGAAGCAGTACAGTCACTTGATGATCTATGGAAGAATCTTATCTATCAGCATAGAGAGAAGTTTGATCATTATCAAGAAATGCAAGAAGGATTATCTTCTATGTCATTTGATAGACCTGAGACTAGAGTTAACTTTACTGAACTCAATGAAATTAGAGATGAGTTGGTTAAGATAGAAGGTGGTATTGAGACTCTTAACTTGTATCGTAAGTATGTGCTTAAAGAAGAAGAGCAACCATGGTTAGAAGTAGATATGGAGAAGCAGAGATCAAAGATCAAAGTAGCAACTTCATCTAAGTTCTCAGATCCTAAGAAGAAGAAAGACTATAGCGAATTAGCAGACTGGCAGGGTGGACAGAATCCAGAACTGAATAAACTGAAGTAATGGATCTAAATCTTGATTATTTGTTTCCCACTCCTATATGGTGGGTTGATCTAGATCATATCAATATCAAAGAAATGCAAGACATTTGCTATGGTATTGCAGAGAACATGGAGACAAAAGAAAGGAGCAATAGGGGGTTGATGAATTATCAGTCCCCTGACTTTTTTGGTGAGAAATTATGTGAGGAGGAGGATGATGAGTTTGGTAAGTTAGCAAGAAGTATTAAAGACTTTGGTAATAAAGCATTTGATTCATTTGAGTCATGTGTCACCACACTAGAGTTTGCTAATATATGGATTAATATTAATAACAAGGGTGGATATAATGAAGTCCACACACATCCAGGATCATTGATGTCTGGTGCATTTTATGTTAAAGTACCAGAAGAAGGAGACTGTGGTAGTATAACATTTCATAAAAATGCTATGGAAGGGTATGTAACTCATTCTCTGGGATTAGCAGAGGATTTGAGTAAAGCGGAAGCACCACATACTCATGCAACCATGTCTTATCCACCAAAAGAAGGTCGATTAGTTTTATTTCCATCATGGATATCTCATGGTGTGAGAGAGAACGAGACTGAAGAAGATCGTATTAGTATCTCATTTAATTTGATTCCAAATAGGAATAAGAGAGATATGTCTGAAATTATTAAATCTCATGCAAACACAACTATTCTCCATACCCGTGGAGACGGGAACGATAGTTCCAACTGATGAAGAATTAAGTGCTACTCTAGAATTATTAGATGAAGCATGGTCTGTTGCTGAAAAAGGTACATGGGCATTAGAATCAGGTAAGTCTACTGGTAACTTAGAACAGGGTACAGAACTATATCAATCAACTACATTTGATTGGTTAACCATGCCTATGTTAAGTGCAGTGCATGATTACTGGGATCTTGTTCTAGGGTATCGTAAAGACTTCCACATGTATGTTGATGGTATGTGGGCAAATTTACATACCGAAGGAGATACTACAGGAGAACATAACCATAGTGCAGGTAGAGGTAAGTCACATGTATCATGTGTATATTATCTTAAGAAGAATCCTGACAATGGTCATTTATTATTTCGTGATCCATTAGAAATGGTATGGGGTATGTCTCCTATGGATAGGACTTTCATTAACCTTAAGAAACAACATATACATAAAGCAAAGACATATGATTATGTCATATTTCCATCATGGTTATACCATGAGACACAACCCAATGGTAAAGACGAACGCATAGCAATTAGTATGAACTTCAGTGGATATCCACTAGACCCTAGTGAAGGAGATTGGTCAAGATAATGGATGTATTAAACCTACCATTTTTAAACCCCAGTGTATTCCAGACAAATGATAAACCAAGAGTCTGGGAGGGAGTATTAAAGAATCCTGAGCAATATTGCACATGGGATGATGTAACCAAGTGCATGAATAACCCATGGCATTTTAGGTGCTGCTTACTTAATACTGATGGACGTAGACTAGATCTCAATGAGAAGTTTGAGGTGTGGTATGAGGATAAGTTTCCATTAAAGGAGGAACTATTCCATGGTATTAATGAAGGACTGACATTTACTATAGAACAGTATGGTCATTATAATAAGGCAGTAGATAATTTATTAGAGAATATAGAGACAAGGTACGATTGTAATTGTGATGCACATATATTTGGTAACGCTTTACCTAATGGTATATCATTTGGTGCACACTGGGATCTACCACCTAATTTTATATGTCAGTTAGAAGGAGAGACACACTGGCAAGTATATAAAGAGAGGTGTAGTGCATTGGTTAAGATGGATGATAATCCATACAGTCCTGATAATAATAATCACCAACTCACAGTTGATTTAGATGTGGTATTAAAACCAGGTGATGTTATGTACTTCCCTGCAAGAACATATCATAAACCATTTCCAGGTGGTAAAAGATTAAGTATGAGCATACCATGTTCATACCCTCGTGATGTACTAAGTGATAGGAGACAATATGAAATCCGTTTTTGATACACTACCAGAACCTATAGTTAATCAACTAGAAGGTCTTACTAAGAACCCACGGTTCCCATGGTATTGGTTAGATGATACTACATACATGACATCAGACCATGATGGTTTAAAGGCACATTCATTCTCTCATCAATTAATAGATGAGTATGAACCTGTTAGTGAACAGACAGGACTATTTGAGAGTGCATTGCATTGCATTGCAGATAAATGTGATGCAAGAGTATCAGACATATATCGTGTACGATTAGGATTGTGCTATCCTGATGGTATGCTACATCATGCACCACATACAGATTATGATTTCGATCATACTACTGCATTATATTATGTTAACGAAGCAGATGGTGACACATTCTTCTTTGATAATGATAATAATATTATTCATAGAGAGACACCACTCAAAGGTAAGATGATAGTATTTGATGGTAAAGATATACATGCTTCATCATCACCTACACAGGGTATTAGGATTGCAATGAATGTCAATTTTAAACTACGAATTTCTTGACCCTGAGGTCTACAAATATAATGATGAACCTAGAGTATGGCACAATGCTGTAGGGCAGATCGTTACATGGGAGGATGCAGAAAATGCCCTAAATGCCCCATGGAATTACATCACTACAGTATTAGGTGATGATGGTAAGAGACTAGATTTAGAGACAGTAGAGGAACCATGGTTCTTTAAAGGTATATACAAGAAGAGAGATCTATTTCAGTACGCAAAGGATGGATGGACAGTAAATATATCACAGTATGGTCATGGTAATGATAGGGTAGAAGAACTATTAACTGAGTTAGAGAATAGATTTGATGGGTGTGCTGACTGTGGTATCTTTATGAACTTAGGTACGAGACCACAAGCGAGATCCTTTCATCCACATTGGGATCATGGTCCAACATATATTATGCAGATGGATGGTGAGACTAGATGGGTAGTGTATGAGAATAGAGTATCAGCATTGATACCTAGTACAGAGGAGAATCCTTATGTACCAAGTCAGGAAGAACTGACAATACAACTAGACACTGTACTTACAGCAGGAGATGTACTATACTTACCCCAGAGGAAATTCCACAAAGCATATCCATCTAAAAAGAGACTCTCATTATCAGTACCAATTTGGTGTCCAAAGAGGTGTGAGTGCAGTGATCGGAATTCGTATCGTTTAAATCTCTAAATACTATTAACGTCACTTGTGGGGGAAACATGACATCAATAGCAGTAGAGTGTTTAACTCTACAGCAGAAGCATAAAGAAACATTAACTAAGGCACTTTTCCTATTACAGAAAGAGTGGTATAATAAACTGGGTCAACTACCAGATGAACAACGTGAATTGATTGATGAAATTGCGTCCGCCTTACATCTCAAGCATGAGAATAGAGGATAACTTCCTCGCTCAAGATAAATGGAAAGAACTCCATGATTATATGACATCATGGGAGTTTCCATGGTTTATGCAAACAACATTAACTCATGGTAATGATGACTTAGAAGCGTTTGGATTTAACCATTGGTTAACTGCTGAGGAACACCCATTATTTGCTCACCTTGTCACCGAGATGCAATCTGCCCTATCTGCCCGTAATGTGTTACGGGTACGAGCAGACATGACATTACTTAATCCTAATAAGTATAGACATGGATGGCATACTGACAGTAAGGAGGAGCATACAGTCTGCATATATTATGTAAATGAAAGTGATGGTAATACATTACTTAAGGATCCAGTTGAGGGTCATGGTTATATGCAAGTAGAACCAAAAGCGAACAGACTATTGGTATTTGATGGCAGTATAGAACATACTGGTCACTCACCAAGTGAACACAAACAGAGGATTTTAATCAATGCAAACTTCTGTTAAACCTGAGATTCTCCCACTATTCTCATCACCAGTATATGTGTGTGAGGATAAGACTATGCCTAATGTTATTAGTGCTATTGAGGGATGGGAGTATCATAAAGCACCCCAACAAGGTAGTCAGACATTCGAAATGAATGTTTTAACTAAACTACCTGCACTTAGGGAGTGGTTAAACTTTCATGTAGAAGAATATGTATGGAATGTGTTAGGAATTGATAGAAGATGCCATGAAATAGTATATACTTGCTCATGGATTAACAGACACAAATTCCAAGAGAAAACACATGAACATTCCCACCGTAACAGCATGTATAGTGGGATTTGTTATTTACAAACACATGAAAGATGTGGTGATCTGGTCTTTAGGGATCAATCATATAATATGGTATCACCACGCATAGTTCATGGTAACCTATACAATAGTAAGCAATGGACAATACAACCTAAGGATGGCATGGTGGTGATGTTCCCCAGTTCTATGGTGCATCTAGTCACACCTAACCAGATAATGCGAGAGAGATACTCACTAGCATTTAATATCTTTCTTAAGGGTGATTTTGGTAACCCTACTTCATTCTTAAAATTATGAGTACACCTATTTTTCTATCGGAGTCTGTAAGATTGGAACTAAGAAACATACTCAAGTCACTTGAGGTTGGAATGAGAGTCAGGACACCTGACAATGAGGATGGTTACATAGACTTCATTTGTGACCAATATATTACTGTAGTCACCCATGAGTGGGAGGATAAGGATAAATTAAATGGTAAGAGACAAGTCAAGGTGTTGGTATATGCTGCTGACTGGGAGAATATGTACTTAGAGGACACCCACTTCTATAATAAAAAGAATTATACAGGATATATTCGTGAACATCCTGGAAATGAGGATTTGCCAAAAGACATTACTGGCAAGGATCCAGAGAATAAATAATTACTTAATAAGGGACTATTATGTGGAACATCAATTTAAAACCTGTTTGCAAGTTCGCTACTAAGGTTAAAGAATGGGATAAGGCACTAGCAAAGAAGATACAAGACAAGTATAACTTGACTGACTATCAGATGTTATGCCTAGCATTTGGTAAGGGATTTATTATTGGTGCTATACTATTATGATGCAATTTAATGAGAAGGACGTTAACCGCATGATTAGAGCATGTGAGTACTATGAGCATTGGGTATGTGGCAATCATCCTACTGGTTATATGAAGGAAGAATACAGTCACCTACTAAAGAAACTACATAACTATGAGTCTGAAATAGATTGTCCAGATTGCAAGTGCTGTGCGATCCACTCATAGAAGTGGCACACACCCTGTTGCAAGTGGTTGACTACATGGTATTCTATTAATGGGAAACAAAGCGGTTCCCCTCTAGTCCGACAAAGATGCCGATCCCATAAGCAACTCGGATCCCAGAAGCGGACACATGACGAGGGGGTAAAATGCACCAGACAGACCGTTTTTGTTTCTCTCGCTAATATCTGC